CACGTTCAACTCGATAATTTGTGTTTCTGTACCCTCATAAAAGTCCTGTCTAAATAGCATGATAACTATATCTGCGTCCTGCTCAAGCTCACCTGAGTCCCGTAGATCAGAAAGTAACGGCTTCCGGTCGCCTCGCTTCTCAACATCCCTGTTAAGCTGTGCCATTGCAATTACAGGGATCTTAAACTCTTTAGCTATCTCTTTCAGTTTATGGGATATTTCACCAAGCTCCAGGTTCCTATTTCCAAGCGTCCGCTCCGGTGTCATCAATTGTATGTAATCAACAAAAACAATATCCGGCTGCTCTTTACGGCAGATAGTGCTTATCTCAGTTGCTTTGACTGCTGACTTATCAATGATAAATAGTTCTATGTCTATTGAATCATCCTGTACCTTATCAACTGAGCTTATATCAAAATCAGTCACCTTACCAAGCTTCCAATCATCAGGATTGACTTCTGTTTCTCCAAGTACGGCCCTATCGGTAATGGCTATATCCGACATCTCCAATGAAAAGAATAACACTTTATTTCCTGCCTTTGCAGCCTCTTTCGCAAATACAATGCTAACGGCAGTCTTTCCCATCCCTGGCCTGGCAGCTATATAAATCAAATCGCCCCGTTGCCACCCACCTATACAGTTCTGTAAATGCTCAAACGGAATAGAAATACCAGGCTTAATGCCTTTATTGCGATTTGCGATTCGCAAATTAAGAAGCTCTTTACTTTCTTCAATCAAATCGTAGTAACTTTTTAACGATAGCCCCTGAGTAATTATATTGTTAATATCCTTGTTTATATCTACAAGCTCCCGGAGTGAATCCTCAACATCCTGATCATCGTATTGCTTTTCTGCTAACTGGTAACACCGCCGGATAAGCTCACGTTGTAAGTATTTCTGAATAAGAATTAACGTATATTCCCCGATATGGAGCCCACTTCCTACATTCGCAGTTAGTTTAGTAACATAGACCGGATCTCCTACCTTTTGAGTGACAGTTAAAATATCTACACCCTCTTTATTATTGAATAATTCTTTTATGGCCTTGAATATTTCAACGTGCTTTTCTACATAGAACATCTCTGGAATTATCTTATCAATAACATACCGGCATTCCTTATCCACAAGCAATGCACCTAATATAGCACATTCAATGTCAACCGCCTGAGGTGGAATCTTGTCTATTATAATTTTTTGCTCCATTGTACATTTATTTTAGTTTCATTTTCCCATGTTCTTACAGCAGCCTTCCAATCCTTCATTTTATTCTTTCCTATCATCCATCCTTTTGCTTCGTAAAAATTATACCACTTATCAGCATCAACTTTGTTTTTTCTTTCAAGGCAATAGGCTTTTACTTCTTCAATTTTTGGAGGTACACCTTTTTTATTATTTATATTTTCATTTTCATTTTCATTTTCCATATGTTCATCATATGTTTCACATATGTTAGTATTGATGCTTCTATTTTTTCTTCTACTATCTGAGAACTTTTCCCTTTTTTCCTTTTCAAACTTTAATCGTTTATTATAAAAAATACCATCTTCATCAATAAACTTTTCCTTTAATTTATTCCAACAATCAAAATCGCCATTCAATATTTCTTTAATACTTTGAATTGTAAGAACACCCTTATCTGCTTGGTAACATAATAAATCCATATAGGAATGCACCGTCTTTCATGTAATTAAAATGTTATAACTTTCTAAAGGAAAAATTATTCTTGGTTTTAATCCGTTAGTTTGAAATTTATTTCCAACCATTAATACATCCATATATTGCCAATAAATTATTTTAGTCATTTTATCAATAATAAATAATATTGCTCTAATATTCATTTCTTTTTGAAATTCTAATCTTGCATCAATTTGCCATTTTGGTAATCCATGTCCTCTAAATGGCGGTGGTTCATAAACTTCTTGATGTTTTATTTCGACTAAATGCCATTTGTTTTTTATTTTAACAATCAAATCAACTTGGAAAAAATGTAATTTTTTATTTATAAAATAATCTCTTATAATTTTTTCTCCCTCTAAACCTTCTAATATTTTATCTACTTCCATTATCATAATTCATTTCCCCATGATTCCCATCCATTATATTTTTCACGTGCAAATAATTCAATCCTCCCATCTGGTGTTTTAGATTTTATAAGATCACGAATTGAATCTGGTTTTTTACTATGTTTCCCTTTTTTCTCATCTATTAAAGTAGGGAAAGCAGATCCGAATTGATTGATATTCATTTTGCCCTTATAAGCATATAATAAAAATTCAGTCATTTTATGAAACCCAAATTGAGTCCATCCATTATGTTTATTCCATGTTATGGTACAAAAATATTTAAACCCCCAATCTTTTATAATATCAAAACAATCAGGTAAAAATGTATGAGTAGTCCAAATGAATAAGGCACAATTTTCTGCAGATAATTCCTTGATGGGTAATAATTTTATTTCATTTAATGTCATTGTTGGGTATTTTTCATCTATTGGACTTTCCCATTTATCCATAACAATGCTACCCACAGGCCATGGAGGATCAGCGTAAATAACATTATATTTACCTTCAGGCAATTCATTGTTTTCAAATATCTTTTTATTATCAGCTTTTCTTTTTTCATTTCTTATGCCAGAACTAACCGCACTGGGTGTTATTACCTGCCCTTTTTCTATTAATTCATTAATAATCCTATCCCTTATTTCCGGTTCCTTATATACGAGCCTGGCATTGGAAGATTCATCTTTGCTTATACCTTCTTTGGCTAAGTCGGTTAATGCTACTTTGCCACCTGTATATTGATTCCCTTTGTCGCCACCTTTCGGAAACATCTTATCCAACCATTCGCCTTTTTTGGATTCAATTTCAACCCTAAACTTTCCCCATTCATTTTGTTCGTCAAGTCCGATTTTGTTTTTCTTAGCAAATTCTGCCGCTGCTGCCGCTTTGCTTTCAATTAACTTTATTTCATCAAATGTTTCAGCTATTGCTAATTCAGCCTTAAATCCTCTATATTGTTCTATTTGCATACATAAAAAAATTAAGCCGGCTCCAAATTAAAAACCCGCTCAAGGAAAGATGCTACTCGAAACCTTGTTGCGGGATTTAACCGGAAGCCGGCAGTATTGTTAAAAATGTAAATTCTAATTTTCATATAGCATCTTATTAAGATACAAATTTACAACACATTTTTGAATTACGCAATAGTTTTGCAATTTTTTTCAAGCCGGTATATTCGGGCCCGGTACATTTTTATTGTGTTCTCAAGTTCGTAGATCTGACGTTTGAGGTCTATTATCATTTTATCCTGCACCGCAAGCTCGCTTTTATACTGCTCACGGGTTTTATAGCGATCATGGTTCTGTGTTTTAGGTGTCAGGATGTCAATAACCTCACGTTCCATCTCGTTGATCCTCTCCCGGAAGTTGCGGTCTTTATATATTGGATCCTGGTTTATCTCAAGACAATTATCTATCACTTTGATTGAATGTATTACCGTTGTGCGGTCAAGTCCCCGGAGTAGTTTGCCTATCTTCTCATGCGATAGATAAGAGTGTTTTTTTAATAGGTAACAAGCTAACTGCCGGGTGATGACTATCTCCCGTTTACGGCTTTTTAAGTTCACATCACTTACCGACTTTATAAGCGTGTACCGTTGTATTACTTCGAGTATTCTTTCAAGTGTTTTGTGCTGCATAATGTTCTAAAAATTCCTTATGAATAACTTTATAAACTAATGGGTTGACTTTGCCCTCATGGACTTTACGATGGTGATCCCTGCATAGAGCCTGTAAATTCTCAATTACATCTTTCCCTTTGCCCCTGCCGTCCAGGTGATGAATATCAACTGCTTTCTTTCCGCATACCTCGCACGGCACAAAGTCATTAATCCCGTAGCCGAAATATTTAAAGTAAACCTGTGTATGTTTCTGCATCAGAAATTATTTAGTTCGTTTTCAAAATCCTCTTTGCTAATGTCCTTCAGGTAGTGTTTTAGAATACAATCAAAGGCATCCGAATAGAAGGTGTCGAAAGCTTTTTGACCCATCGTGTAAAAGTTAATGCTTCGAGGTACATATATCTGCGTTCCTTTTTCTGTTACCTGGAGGTCGTAATAGCCTAAATGGAGCTTTATCTCAACAAGCAAGGCATCAACGGTAGGCAGTCGCTTTTGAATCGTCTCAGGCATCAGATAAAGCGTTTTAGACAGCAGTTTAAAGAACTTCCGGTGGTGCAATACGTTCCGTGCATCGTTGATGGTTCCCGAAATGGTATCACCCACCTCGACCTTACGGCTCAATTCAAAGTCCTGGTCTGAGTAAGGCGTATAACTGCCGTCTGAACGCTTTATGAGCAGGAGTTTATTCATTAGAATAAATCTTCATCAGGGACTTCTTTTTTCTCCGGCTTAAAATCATCCACCCATACGGTATGGGTATTCCCCCAATTGTCGGTATCTTTCATCTTACCGAGGCACAACCG